TTTTATCTTTTGAACAACTCATCGTCAAGCTATGAGGAAAAATTAAAGTTGGCATAAGCATCTCTATCATCTTAGATAACCTAGCCTCACATCTTGCCTTGGTTGCGTATCCATCGGGTCTTACTATATCATGTATCTCTATGCAATTTGGTGTCGCATAAATGGAGCAAACAACTATAATTGCTTTGAACATAACTACCCCTTAATTATTCTCTGAAATGCTTTTCTTAAATAATTAGAATAATATGGATGTCCTTTTTTATCGTAGTCATTGCAAGTGTCAATAATAACTCTTGCGACTTTTTCAACTGCCATGTTCCACTCCATTTCATTTTCCTGGATCATAGGTGGTGGTTCTAGGTATGTTGTTTCTTGACCATTGTCCATTGTTCTTCCTTTCACATTAAATGTTAGCATGGATTATTCCTTTTGTCTTCTTGTTCGCTCTTTGGGACCTTTTGGTATGTTTACTTTGTCTGCCCTAGTAAGTCCCTCTAATCTTCTGATATCATCTTCAAAGTCTTTTATGCTTTTATCCACTTCCAAGACAAGATCGATACCAAGCAGAACACCATTGTATTCTGCTCGATCAAGAGTGTATTTAGGGATGCCTAACAAATAACAATGTCTTTCATACAATGCTCGTAAACGATCTATTTTCCTAAAAGTATAAAGTCTATCTCTACCCATTTTTAATGTCCTCCTTTATTGCTAGTCCGATGTGGTAGGCATGTTGGGGAACGATTGCATTCCCTAACATCTTTAGTCTTTGAGGTCTGTTTTGTTGTTCGGTTGTGATTCTTGGGACTCCTCTAGGCTCGTCCATCCAATAGGATACCCCATTAGCCACTCTGTCCAATCGCAGTTTAGTCTCGCATCTCCCTCCGTTTGATACATCTTCATTGTGAGGTCGATCTGTCTCCCATCTCTCAATCGCTTTTCGTAATACTGATTGTTGCCATTGTACGAATGTTTCACTTGACCAGAATTCGGAGTTGGAAACTTCCACTCTTCCATCCTCGGTGGTCTTAAAGTTACCCCATTCATCATAGATTGAGCCTCTTTCTCTGTCAGTTCTCCCCTCTCCACTTTCTTTCTGAAGATCATTGTCTGACCCTCCGATGCATGACCGAAGCCTTTGGTTGTCGGAGTTGGATACATCTCCATTGTTTTCGGATCGACTTGTTCCCTCAGATTGCTTGGTCTCTTCCGACCTTTCCTTGCTCCCTCTTGCAATCTCTTCGTTGCCTCTGCCGATCTTGGTGGTAGATAATCCATGGTAGTAGGAGTCGCCCAAGTTTTTACAGACGATCCACACTCTGTCTCGTTTGTGTCTCGCTCCGATACTTGAAGCCGAAACAACAAATGTCCTCGTTTGGTAGTTAAGGCTTTCCATTGCAAAGAGTACCTCGTCAAGTCCCAAGGAGACATGCCCATATACGTTTTCGAAAACACAGTAAGAGGGTCTGACTTGTTTAACAATTTCATGGATGTACGGAAAGATGTGTCGAGGGTCTTCCGTTCCGAGCCTTTTGCCACTTGTTGACCAAGGTTGGCATGGGTATCCACCACTAAGGATTCCGATTGGTTGTTGAATAAATTTTGTTGGGTCACTTGCTAACTCCTTTACATCATTAAATATTGGTACGTTTGGAAAATTTTTTGCTAACACTTTCTGACATGGTATATCAAAGTCACAAAATGCTATGGGTTTGGATAGGTTTGCCCATTTAAATCCAAGAGCAAACCCACCAATGCCACTACATAAATCAAGATGATTAATCATAACTCTGCCTCAAAACTGCATTCTCCGTTTTCATTAATGCATTCATAAATCTTTTTGCCAAGATGCATTCTTGCATACCACTCTAGATAATACTTAATACCATCCTCAGTATGTTTATGAGGATGCATCTTCTCATCTAAAAAGTCTTGGAGCATTTTATTATTATATCCCTCTCGACTTTCAAAGAACTCATCTAAAAGTTTTTTATACTTATGCAGTTTCCTATCACATTCAAGAATACCTTTATGGACATCGTTCTTATGATCTTCATCAAAGTAATAGTGAAGATGGGATGAAGTACCCTCACTTCCAAAAAAATCTGCATCTGTACTTGATTGAACTGCAAACCAAAACTTGCCCTCAATATCTCCATGATAATATCTACCCATTATTTTCCTCCATAATATTTATCAATTAATTTTTCTACATCGTTTCTAAACTGATGAAACCTTTGTAACTCGTCTTCATTACCTAGATCGATTGATCTTTCCAATACATCCTCCATGTAATGTGGAAGAGTTACATCTAACTTTAACCATTGTACATCGTTCATTTTTTTCCTCCGTTAAATATTTCTAGAAAAGGTTTGTAATATAAATCCTCAACTGACCATTCGTTAAGAATTTGCTCTGCACATTGTCGAACAAAATTGCCTTTGAATGTTTGACCACCGACCACGAAAGGTGTTTGTTCAATAACATTCAATGCTTGATCATTCGTCAATCCATCTTCATTGAGCAGAGAACCTAAATGGCTTTCCACATCAATTAATAAATCTTTTAGTCTACTCATTTTTTACCTCCTAAATTTAGTTAACATATTAACTAATGAATACACTGGTTGTTTTACTGGAGATGTTTTGCACCTCCAGTATTTCAATTACTTTCTTTTATTTATGAATTCTCTGTAGTCGGCTTCATAAATTTTATTCTGAAGTTTAGTAAGTTCTCTTATTTCTTTTCGAAAACTTTTCTTTTCGCTTATAAAGAACTCATCCAAATCTTTATTAGGAGTGTCTATAAAATCTTCACTCTCTAATGCTCTTGTCTTAATTAACTCGCCTAAAGCTATTATCAAATAAGACTTTTCTCTTCTTGTAAACTTAATCATGTATACCTCCTTTGATTAGTTATAATTAAACCTAGCATGGTAAAAATACATGTCAATAACTTTTTATATAAAATTGGAAATTTCCTGGATTTATTGCAACTAGTTAACATGTTAAATTCCTGGTTCATACTGTGACTTTGAATTTTCTCATTGCTCTTATGTTTAATTCATTTTCCATCTTACCAATGGTCTGATCGAGATATCTTTTTTCTTTTGATACCTCATGATGATATGTGAGTGTATGTGGATGATCTTCATTTAATTTATTCTTGTATACTTTCATACTTTTAATAAATAATTTTATTTCTTTTTCTGCTAATTTAAAATGTGACATCTTAATCCTTTCCTAATTCTGCTAGTTTTTTATTTAGTACTTCAGTTACTTTCTTATCTATAACTTCATCAAACCAATCACTCTCTGTAACTACATCGAGTTCATGAAGAAGAAAATCTTCTATTGCTTTTGCTACATCTACACTAGTTGGTCTTGGTTCATTCATTTCATTCTCCTTGTTTTCGTAAAGTTGTTTTATTCTAATTAAGGCAACTGCTTTTCCACAAACAGTATCTACCCATTCATGTTTATCTCCATTGACTTCTAAAATAGTCCATTCCCCTTTATGCTCACAATTTTCATTTAAATAATGTTGAACATGAAATGTTTTTCCATATGCATTTACAATGTAAACATTTTTATACTTGGGATGTTTCTTTGATTTCAATTGTTCAGAAAAAGAATATCTCATTTTTTACTCCCTATTCTTATAAATAAATCTTGAGGTATCGAGGATAAATTTTCTGTCCATCCTCGACCACCACATTCTTTGCATGTTACAACTTCTTCATTGCTTATGGGAATGTATCCCTCTCCAACACACTCTTCACATTCAAACTGGAGAGTTGCTCCACTATCTGCTAATGTTGTCAACTGACCATTGATCATTTTTCGTCCTCCCATATATCCCAACCTACAAGTTGTTCTAAATCTCCCATGAGAAGTTCATAACCATCATTCCCACTATCTGCATCTATTTCATATTCTTTTGCAGTTCTCATAATATTTTTTAGTCTTTTTATTAATTCTTCTTTAGTCATTTTTTCCTCCATAATATGTCTTGGCATGTGGGATCAAAGTCTCACATAAAAATCTCAGTTGTTTAGGATTGATGTCCTCATTGATCGTTATCCCAAACTCATATGAAAAGAACTCGTCAAAACCTCTCTTGTCATGAGACATGTATTCTGCCCATATCTCATAGTTCTTTTCTTCAATTGTCATTGCTTTATCACTCTCATGATGTTCTGCTTTCCACCAAACTTCATTGAACCTCTTGAGCCATGCCAACTGACCATTGTCCAATGACACTTCTCCTCTACAATAATCGTAGTAAAGATCGTCTGCACTAATCAGAGGATTAAGTTTATTTCTTTGTAACCATCTCTGATATAATCTTGATAATTTATCGTATGTATTCATTATTACCTCCCCTCATAAAAAAGTTCATTGCCTACATCATTGAAATAAAAATCTTCAATGTGACAATCGTTGTCTTCAATTTTATCAACCATTTTATTTTCAAACTGTCGTCTGTTAATACAATCGTAAAGACCATCAGTTTCACTAGTTTGTATCCAAACATAATAATGTTCTGCCCTCTCAATCAAAGACAAAACATTTTCATAATTACCACTACAAATTTTTTCCATTATTTTCCTCCTCATATTTTTTAGGATTTTCATTTATTGCAATTATTCTAGTTTTTACACGAAATAATTTTTGTAAATTATCTTCTTTTAATTTTTTAATTATTTCTTTTTCTTCAGAAGAAATTAAATCTGATAATTTTTTATCGTAAAATTTATTTTTTGTTTCTTTCACTTTTTGAATGGCATACAAACCATTTAAATGTCTTTTTAAATCTTCACTTATTTTCATTGATTTCTCCATTTTCATTTTCATTCTCTAGAGTGTACTACGAAAGAATATTTAAAGTCAAACATTTTTTTACAAATAATTGCAATTAAATTACTTATATAGTCTTTTTCACAACGAAAATAAATTTAAAAATATTTTTGAATATAGGTGTAGTAAGTGTAGTAAACGTAGTAGACATTGTTTTTAAAGGATTTTTTAGGATATTTCTACTACACTTTACTACATCTACTACACTTCAAATAACACATTAACACATACGAGATTTTGTTTTTTCAAATTTGATTTGGTTGTGAAAATCCCTTATATTAGTTTTCATGGGAAATAAAACAAAACTTACTGCAAGACAAAAAGAGTTTGCTAAACATTATGTCGAGGGTATTTATTCTGCTCGACAATGTGCAATTAAAAGTGGTTATTCTGAGGATAGTGCTAAATTTCATGCATCAAGAATGTTAAATGGAAAACACTTTCCATTAGTTACTGAATATATAAAAGAACTTCGAGATGAAAGAGAACGAAGATATGGAGTAACTTTAATTGGTCAATTGAAAAGATTATCTGAACTATCACATAAAGCAGAAGAAGAGGGACAATTTTCTGCATCAATAAATGCAGAGAAAACAAGATCTGCATTAGGTGGTTTAACAGTTGATCGAAGAGAACAAAATCATATCCATCAATTAGATAAACTTAGTCGAGAAGAAATAGTTGCAAGACTAAATCAAATTAGATCAGAATATCCTCATGCATTTATTGATGGTAATTTTAAGAAAGTAGAAGATGTCAGAGAAGAACCTTTGGTTGCTATTGAAGAAAAACCTACCTCCAAAAACACATTATCAGAGAATTGAAAACAGAGTATCAAATGGAATGTGTGACACATTTTTGTGTCAT